TTAAATGACTGATTGCCACTCGACAACTACTGGAACTTGATGGAATTGGTCGTTCATACGACCTGCGGTTTCGCGATACGCCATGCGAATGCGAACTTGGCGAGCTCCTACGGGGAGCGTGGTGCCACGTGGGAAAGCAGCGATCACGGCATCAGCCAAAGTGTTCACTGCGGTAGTGCCGGTGTTGAGCGGCACGAACAGGTCTACTTGAAGCAAGCCCGCATGAAGGTCACTGCCAGTGACACCCATCGTGAGTTGCTGTGGTCTGGTGCGGATCAAAGTTGCGCGTGAGAACGCGGTCTTGTCGCTGACCTTGGCCAAGGTGTTCTCTAGCTGTAGAGGCGGAAGACCTGGCACTGTCTTGAGCTTCGTGATCAAAGCTTGATAGATGGCTTCGTTCACTTCTTCACCCCTGCTTTCACTGCTGCGACTTCGACGATCTGGGGTAGCTCAAGCAGGGTCGCACGAAGCATTCCCCTGGGTGCCATGTGAGGCGTGCCGTACTCGACGTACTCCGCGTACTCGACCGTGTTGTAGACATCCAAGCTCGTCTTGCGGAGCGTGAACCCCCAACCCCGCCTGAGGCGACCTGTCTCACCTACGGGCGTGCGTTGCTCGACCCGCTCCTTCAGCTCGATGCCTACTTCCTGCTTGAGCTTGCGAAGGTTCGTGCTGAGCTCTACGCAGACTTGTTCGATATCAGCCATCAGCTCACCTCCAGCACATAAGCCAAGGTCGTTGTGGTGGGTCTGGTGGTCTCTACAGACTTGACGGTGAAGGTTTCCTTGTTCGCGATGAGCGTGTCCCCTACTTCAGGTGCCTTCGCTGCACCCGAAAGCTTGAACACCTTTTGAGAAATGGTTGTTTGAAGTAGCGGTGAGCTTTCCATCGTGGCTTTGCTCTGCACGAACAAGCCATATCCGGTGCCTACAGTCACATCACCGCGTGTAATCTTCACTTGCATTCCAGCTTTCTTAAAAGCGGAATCGACGCGTTGAACAATGGATTTGTAGTTCACGGTCATGTTCAACCTCTCACTACATTCAGGACTGACCAGCCATTTTCGCCAGCAGGTTGAATAAGGTAAGGCGCGAGAAGTAAGCGAATTCGATTCAATTCAGGTTGATTAGCTTTGCCAGTGGCGTACTTCACGACCTCGCTGTACACGCCTTCGACCTTGTACTGAAATTCAGTGATCCCAGCATCGTCAGATAGAGAGGTAGCCGAATACCCGCTCATGACCAATGCTGCAAGCTCACAAGTGGCTCTTTTGACACGCGTACTAATCACAATCTCGTCGTTCCGAGGAAATGCTAATGCTTGAGCGAGGTATGCAGGCTGCCCTGCTAGGTATGCAGGTCGTCCTGCTAGTTCTGAACCGAAAACAAGATCAAGGTCGCTAGTTGCTCTACGTATAGCTATTTCTTTTTCGTTGATGTCACCGTCCCAAGCATCATTTGGATAGGCAGCAAAGTACGCATCAGCTTCAGCAACTGAGACATAACTTTCAGCGTCCGGCAGTCCTATGCCACTTTCAACAATCAAGGCCATCAGTTATTCCTTGATTGACTTCGCCTTAGGCGCGTCTAACTTCTTTTCAAGTGCGTCAATCTTCTCAGACAGAGCATCAATCTTCTGAAGAAGTGCTTGTTTAAATTCTGCTTCTCTAGCGATAGCTTGTTGGGCTGCGATAGCGGTATAGTCCATGTTGAATCCTTTTGGTTGGACTATTTATGGAGTAATTGATATAAGGCAGAAACAAAAAAGGGCCACCTCAGTGACCCTTGATTCAGATAGCAGCCTGATTAAACGTTGAACGTTAGAGCGGCAACGCCCATGTTTTTGTCTGCATAGACTTTTTGCCAGTTAGCAGGTGTTGCAAGCTCAGCGAATGTTGGGTGAGTATTAGCAGCAGAACCGACCCACTTCGTACCATTGATATGGTATGAGAAGGCATCGCGCATAACTACGATAGTTTCGCCACCACCAAAGCCTGCTAAAGGTTCACGTGTGAGTTCTAAAGCATTTTGGACTGGTGCATATGCGAATTCAATAGCTCCTGCACGTACAACATACATAGTAGCAACTATGCCTGAAGTCGTGCCAGCACGATCAACAGCAGCGGCATCATCGACAACGTAAGGCATACCCATGTAAGTTGGAAAGTTAATGTCAGTTTTTGATGCGGGAACGAAGTTATTGATTTCAGCAGCTTGTAACTGACGCTTCATGCGTGAGTTCATAACTAAAAACACTTTTTCGTCTGACGCAGCATCGCCCCAAATGCTCATGGTATCTAGCAACGCACCAGCAGAATATTTGTTAGCTGCGGTTTGACCAGCAGAGGTTTCTAAGTTGATAGCGTTAACGAGAGTAGGAGAAACTGTCTTGTTGATCACGCCTTTAAGCACTGAGAAAAGTGACTTAGCACGCCATGTAGTGACTAAATCAGAAGCTTGAGAGATAACAAAGTTAGTTGCGTCAACGCCGGTAACTGATTCGGTTACGTCCATTGCGGCGAAACTGTCGTTGAATTCAAGACGAACACCTGTCATTGAACGCGATGCAATCTTTTTTGGCACGGCAAACTGAGTAGGATCGTCTGTAGAAACGTTAGGATCGCCTGCTGTGTCAGCGATTGGACGAAGTGTGTTAATACCGAAAGTTAAACCACCTTGAGCAAGCTTTGCTGAAGTAGATGGATTCAAGCTAATTAATCCGCTCGTTACTAAACGATTAGATGAAAGAGACTTTTCTAAGATGTTTGGAACAACGACCGCAGGAATAATGAGGTCGGAAATACGTGTAGCTGCCATGTTGGCTCCCTTATGAATTGATTAATGACTTTTTGTCCTTAGTCAGGAGGTCATTGACCAATCCGCGACGCAGCTCATAGAGCGACCGTTGTGAACCTCATGGAGAATTCACAACGGGTTTGTGTGACGTCGTATTTAGGGAACCGGCGTTAAATGCGCAGTTATTCGTAGAGCTTGATGCCTACGGCAGCAGCGAGTGCTCTTGCTTTGGCTGGATCTTGGGTATAAAGCTGACCCTGCTTGGTGACTGAATAGGCAGGACTGTTCTTGTCGAATGGGTTTTCAGTGCTTACAGCGCCTGTGGTGGACTTGGCGCCAGAGCCTGCCTTGTTGTCTGCTGCGAACATGCGAGCGAACTTGTCTGAATTTCTGAATTCAGCTATAAGGTCTTTGACAGTGCCCTCGCCTTTCTCAGTGATCAAAGGACCGCCTTCATTTGTGAAGAGATTGAGCTTTACACTACCGTCTTCAGTAACGGTTGGCTTGACGCGCCTCATGATGAAAGGCTCAAGCAAATCAAAGTCACCACCAGCATCAGCTACGGCTTTGGTAAGCTGAGACTTCACTGTATTTGTGATCTTTTCACTCTTGAATTGCTCAATGGTGGCGTTGGCAGACGCAAGACGGTCTTCATAAGCTTTCTTGATAGCTTCAACGTCGCCAGATGCTGCGGCAGCTTCTTGAGCACGTCTTGCAGCTTCCGCTTCGGCTTTTTCGACTGTAGATAGACGAGTCTTGATGGTGTCGATGCCACCAAGTTCGTTGATTTCTTTCTGAGACAGTGAGAGCTTGCCCAAAAGCTCTTTGTTCTTTTCAGCTACGCCCTTGTTGGCATGGGCAGTGATGTGCTGGACAGCAGCAATAACTTCAGGCTTCGCAAATAGTTCTGCGACTTCCGGGCTTAGGTCTTGTGGTAGGTCAAATTCCAAGGTAAGGACTCCAAATTGATTAGGAATCCACTATTTAGCTATCTTGGTTTGATGGCCTTAATTCGCCTCAACCTCTTCAGTCTCTTCTTCGTCTTTGATAGCAGGTTGCGTATCCAGGCTAGAAGCCGGCACCTTGGCAGGTTCAGCAGCGATCTTGACGTTCAAGTCCAGGATGTTTCGACGCTTGCTCTCTGCGATGACCACTTCCCTGTCGATCAAGCCCAGGGCGAACAGCTCAAGCACCTGGGCGAAGGTCGTGTCAGAGACGAAGTCCACGGAGAACGAGGTGTTGACTTCGCACTTGCCATAGGAAGGCAAGCCCAGGTAGCCAGCGGTGAAGAACAGCGCGGTGTTGATCGCGTCTTGCAGGGCCAATGCCATCTGCTTGAGGTCAGCGTTCGCCTCGGCCGCGTTGATGGCGGTAGCAGTCGCTGTAGGTGTGCCTGATCTACCTGTCACCAGGGAGCTGGAGAGACGTTCCATGCGGGCTTCTAGGCGCGCAAGATCGTCCAACGCAGTGTTGATGGTCGAACCCGCATGCTCGATCCACTTGATGTCTGCGCTGTCGTTCTTTGTCTGGATGAGCTTGCGAACGGAAATCTTGATCTCCTTCGCAGGCATACCAGTCTCCGGGTCCATGCCACCACCGAAGCCGGTTGCCAACATGAACGGCACGTTGCAGATGTGAATGATGTTGTTCAGGTCAGAACGCTTGCGCCAGTGCTCGATGTTCAGTTCCGCAAGGTCCATCAACGGAGGACGGCCCAGGTAGAAGCCAGTGCGGTTCGTGTACACACATGCGATAGGCACGGCATCCAGCGACAGTTCGCCCGTGCTGTACACCGTCCAGTTCGTGTTGACCTTGCGGTACACGGTGAAGGTGACAGCGCCGGCTTCACCGTTCTCTAACCTCTCCTGCTTGTACTCACGAATCTGTGTGGTCAAGACTTCGCTCACGCCGTCTAGGGCAAGCTCTGGAATCTGCTCGGAGTATCTGAACAGGGATAGTCGTTCTGCGCCGTTGAAGGAAGCCGAGCGAACGTCGAGCAGGTTCAGCGGAGAGATGCGTGCCCAGTACGGACGGAAGCCTGCTGCAAGCTCCTGGGCGCGATTGGCGAAGGGCTCATCTGGGTTTGGGTAGTCCACCAAGAGGTACGACACGCCATAGTTCACGGCTTCAGCGAACACCTCTGCGGCGAACTGGGTGCTGTTGCGTTGCTGCTGGTCGATGTCTTCTAGGTGCAACTTCAGGGCGACAGGAACGTTGCTGAACTGCAGCTCCTTGGCGAAGACTTTCGACACCGTGTTCGTGACCCCATCCTTGTAGTACGGGTCAAGGGTGGTACGCGCAAGGCGTGCTTCCCATTCGATAGGTTCCTCAGAAGGTTCAACAGGCAAGAACCTCTGCCCTGCTGCTCTCATCGTGGCAGTTCCGCCCATCAACGCGCTCACCACTTCCCATGCCAATTGATGGGTCGCGACTGCTGCGCTTGGAATCGCGATCTTATTAAGGTGAATTTCGTTCATTGAATAGGCACTCCCCGTGCTGAATTTATTGCTTTATTTATTACTTCTCACTTTTATGCAGTGATTGTGCTTTGCGTGAAGCTTTGTCTACTATCAATAGGCCAGATGTAGTACACAAAATAACCAAGCGCATCAACGGGTCCGTCTAAGACATTGTCTTTAACCGGACTACCATCAAGTTTATATGTTTGCTGGAGCAAACATTTAACAAGAGTCTTGCAGGTACGTTGATTCACGAACAACGCGCGTCGTGGTGGCATCTGACCATTCGCAAAGCGCGCATTGACTGAGTTGATTCTGTTTTTGACAGGCGGGTTGCCATTCAACGCAAAAACCTGGAAACCTGCAGCGGTCAGTTGTTCTATATCTGAGCTAGACGCGGATGTTTTATTAGCTTTGCCCGATGCATCCGGATAAACATAGATTTCTCGATGTTCACCATATCTAGCTTTCAACGCATGGATGAGAGCCATCGTGTTCTTGTGGCCCATCAACTCGTCAATGATGTACGCCTTGTTAGCAGCCACATATCCGACCGTGCAGGACATATTGTTATTATTGAAGTCGATACCACAATGCAAGGGAATATCTCTGTGAAGCTCATCCACTGTGAGTTCTGTATCGTTTAACTCCTTGTCATATGCGCTATAGACAGGCGAACCCACCATGTTCACGAACTCACCATCCATGTACGCTGTCAAGAGCAATGGATCAAACTGAGTTCGCAGTTCCTCGATGTATGACTCTGGAAGAAACGGGTTGTCTAACGTCTTCGCTTTGATGAGACGACGTGACGCATTTAACTTTGGGTCTTCTTCGACCTCTTTCTTGAAGAACTCCCACAGGAAGTTAAAGCCTTCTGGCGTGGAAACAGCACAACCTTGGTAGACCAAGCCTTTACGTAGACGTGATGACAGCATCTGCCATGCAGCACGTGCTAAATTCGGGTCAATCAAGTCCGCTTCGTCGACGCCGAAGAAAGCTGCATTGATACCGGCTGCGCGTTTATATGTCTCTGCAGCTAGGATGTGTAGCTTGGTAAGCTTGATAGGCGTGACGTGGATATAAAACACCAAATCGCTTTTGTTTAAGCGAAACGGTATCTGATACTCCCGAAGCTGAGCTTCAATCTCAGGAATCAACACCTTCTGCGACATCCCGTAAGTCGGAGATAGCGCAATGCCTTCAAACCCTGCGTTGAGGATAGAAAGCACGATGAGCTTTGTTGCCAGAGCCTTAGTTTTTCCCGCACCATATCCGCCCACGAGAGCGATATTGCGGGTAGTCGTGTCTTCTACGAAGTCTGCTTGATGTTGAAGTAGCTCAAGGTTAAGTTGCACTAGAACCGCCTTCTTGGCCCTCTTGTGCTCGCCTTGCTACATTTTCTGCATGCTGTCTGTTTCTAATTATTCGATTTATATTAGAAATCTTGATTTTCGCAACAGCAAGGTTATAAGGCGTTCTTACTGACTTCAATATTCGGATGAACTCAGCGACATGCTCACGGGGTAGACCTGGCACTACTTCATATGGGAAGTCTGCTTCGGTGTACTTGGCCTGTGTTTTCGGAAATTGGAAAAATTTCTTCTGCAGCCGTTTGAATTGATTGACGTTCAGGTTCAC